GAAGGGAATACTATGAGAGTTCCCATTGCTTTGGCGCTGAAGGGTGCTGTCTGAATAAAGGGTTCAATGTCTACTCCGACTGTCCCTGTTCTGATATTATCAAACATTTTCGCTGGTTCTAACCATTGGAAATGCCCACCTTCATATTCTTCTGGATCCGACAACTGAATTGTCGAACTTAATTTTCTAATTCCGTCTTTACTCTGCAAGTCTTCACTAGCATCTGTATGCCATGTATAAAAATCTCCTGTTGGTTTATCGGGTTGATGTCTATAGATAGTATACTGATGGTCTTCGATATAATTCCAATCGTGCAACCAATTTGCCTGTTCTTGTGCCATTCTAATGCCGGTAGATATTTTATCTTGTATATCTTTTGGGAATGAATGATGTCGCAACCATTTTTGTGATGATTGTCTTACTGAAAAATCTTGTGCTATCTGTTCTGGATTCTCATCGGGGTCTACAAACATACCTGTACGACCCTGTATCTCTTCGACCTTATTTGCTTCTGCATGTATCCTCATACATTCATCTCTATCGAAATATTCAGGATATATCATGCAATGTTGTTTTAAAATCATTATTGACCTGCCATAAATTTACGCCATTCAATTGTATTTTTAATTGTCTGGTGTCGCCATGTAATGTTATCCATACATCTTTTGATATACTCTACAACTTCTTGTAGATAATCAATCTTCGCTTTTAGTTTTGTAAGGTCTTCATCTGAGTTGAAGAAAACATCCATGTCGTTTTTCATTATCTTTAGACCATCGAATGGGTCATCTGACCAACCTAGTTCTTTGATTCTGGATTCATCCATTTTACCATTGAACCATAACCACTTATCTTTTCTAAGTAGATTGTATTGCATCTGAGCATTCTTTAATCTAAGAATGTTATCTGTTAGTAAGTCTGAATATTTTGCATGTAATCGAGGTACATCTAAACTAGATTTATCTAATTCTATGTCATCGATTTCGCAATCGTTAGACCACATCGCTTTTATTTCATCCAATGTCATACTGTAATTATACTATACTTTATAGTATTTATGAAGTGGTTTTAATCTCGTAATATGTAAATCTAAATGATACTGTACAGATTGCTGGTTCAGCATCTGCACCTGATTCTAAGTCAATTCCACTTAATGATATAGGGAATGCATCATGGAATCTAAAGAATCTATTGGGTATATTTTTGTTAGTATTAGTGACCAATGTGATGTCACTGTATTGATTCAAATCGTTGTCAACACTTGCCACCACATTAGTCTGAGTTGTTGCAGTTTCAGTGTATGTTCCGTATAATTCAGGATTACTGAGAGGTACAATAGAATCCATCCAATTGTATATCTCTGTAAAATTCTCTAAATCTTCATCTACTAGAAACGAAACTTCTAGGGTATCAAAGGTTGCTTTGTCGCCTGGGAAGAATGCATCTAGACCAACACCTGCTGCTTGTTGAGTTTCACTGAATTGAACACCTGGGATATTACATGTTCTCACATAGTATTCTACAGTTGGTACTTTGTCAATCAACAGACGAAAGTTATTCTTGTTTAGAATAGATTTATTGATATCTGATTTATATGCCATACTACTATTTATGCATTACTTCTCGTTTACGAAGTCATTAAACTGCTTCGCAGTCTCAATAACATCTTGAGCAGTGTAAGTCCTTAAAGGAATTTCCTTTTTGGTCTCAGAATGATTTTCATTCCATGAATAAATGGTCTGTCTTTCATTCTCGATGTTGTTGATAATAACACTCTCGGCGAGAGATAGTAAGTCGGCACGAATTTCGTAACCTGATTTTTGTTGATTTGCCATATTTTCCTCCTGTGTGTATGTGTGTTATATGACTTGTATCTTAATTGATACTAAAATATATAGGCGAAAAAAAAGGGGTCTAAAAAGACCCCTCTTAAAAGTTCTGAACTTTTGTTTACAGAATGTTGGACACTGCCATTTTTCTGTAGTATTGGTTTGAACCATCAGATGCTAAACCGTTAGCAGGTGTGCTTCCAACAAATGGGTTAGATACCATTCCGTATCTTGTTTTGAACCCGATTTTTGGTTGGAAAGTGTTCTCGCCAACTGCTCTCACCATTTGAAGTGGAACATATGGGCAATAGAACATACCAGCATCATAAGGGTTAGACCCTCTGTAACCAACTGTTAAGTAGTTTGAACCAGCATATGGGTCAATGTATACTTTAACTCTTCCGTTAAGAACACCAGCAAATGTATTACCTGTGTCATCAACATTCAAGTTAGTTGATAGTGCTGGAGCGTAGTCTAATACGCCTGCCATTGAAAGAGCAGATGCAACATCAGAAGAACAAAGGATAAAGTTACCTTTTCCTCTTCTTGTTTCTTTTGCGATTACATTTGATTCTCTTTCGATTTGGAATAACAATCCTTTGAATTTTTCAACAGACCATCTACCATTTGCATCAACATCTAAGTTGAATGTACCAGCAGAAGCAGTTGTTGAAGCACCAGTTTTAGCCTGGTTGTTTACTTCTCTTACAACTTCTCTGTTGATTTCTGCAAGGATTTCTGATGATAGAATGTTTGCTAATTCTGATTCAGCGTCAAGACCGTGGATTGCTTTTAAGTCTTGTGCAAGTTCGAGTGTGTACTCTGCTTTTAATGCTCTGGAAACAGCAGTCACAGTTGATTTCTCAATAGTGAATGACATCTCTTGGAAATGGTTAGATGCACCATCACCTAGTGATTCTGCTGAAGCTGTGCTCATTCCTGATGAAGTTTGGTTCTGATAAGCAGATGAACCAGCAAATGGGTCACCCTCTGGGTCAGCATCAACACCGTCAGTTGCATTTGGTCCAGCAGAAGCTGAATATGCAGTTCTTGGTTCGTTGATTCCTAACGCCTCAGATTGGTCTTCACGACCACCACTTGGGTAGTCTTGATATCTTGCTTTCATAGCGAAGATAAGTCCTGTTGGACCAGTCATTGGTTGAACACCGCAAATGTCGTAAGCAACGAGATTTGGCATAGCTCTTCTAACTAATGAAATTAGGATTGGGTCCCAATTTGAGATAGCTGAGCTACCAGTAGCATTTAAAGGTGCTGCTTCTTCAAGTGATACTCTCTCTTCTTGTAGAGCTTTCTCTTGGTTTTCAAGAATTACAGCAGTGACAGCCTTCTTGTAGTTATCTTCGATTTGTGGTAAATCGGAGTGTTCTAGAATTGGCGACCACTTTTCTTGTAAATTTTCTGATAAGAACATTTCTTTCTTCCTTTAAATTTAACCTAATGGTTTTAGTTTACTTAATGCATCAGAATATCTTGCAATTGAAGGGTCAAGTACAGGTTCTTTATCTTCTGATAATTCACCGATACCTTCTTCAACTACAGTTTCTTCTGATATGGTTTCACCTTCTACAGGGAAGTATGCTTCTTTTAACTCAGAAACTTTCTCAGCGAAATCTTCTGAATCTGAAAAGTCTACACCCTCAGATAATGATACCATTTTCTCTTTTTGTGATTCAGATAGGTCTTCACAGGCCTCTCTTATCACATTTTGTCTTTTAAGATTTTCGTTCTCTTCGACAACTTCCATATTTTTAGATACTTCAGCGTCTAGTTTCTCTTCCATCTCGTCAAGACGATTTGCGAGTTCATCAATAACATTGTACTTATCTTCTGGAATCTCAACATAATGTTCTACGAACAATGTTTTAAGTCCTTCGATGAAGTTATCTGTCATTTCTGACCTCAAACCTCTCTCAATTGCAAGTTCGTTTTCTTTCGTCCACTCTTCTGCACAATACGATAGATACTTGTCTACTGCCTCTGCGAGGTCAGTTTTGACTTGTTCTACTGAGGTTTTTAAATTTTCTGAGAACTCTGATTCGAGTTCTTCTTTGATTTCTGAAACTTTTGATGATACAGCTGCTTTGAAGATATTTCTTGCTTTCTCTGTATTCTCTTCTGAAAGTTCAAGAGCTTCTGAGATTTTTTCTAGGTCGTCTTCTATTTCCATCTCAACTAACTCAGATTCGACTTCTGATGATTCTTTGACTTCTTCTTCGTCATCTTTCTCATCTTTCTCGTCTTCTTCTTCGTCTTCTTTCTCTTCTTCTTCTACAAAGAATTTTGAGTAACCTTCTTCAACTTCGTCTTCATCTTTCTTTTTCATCAATTCAACGATGTTTCTTGCGATTTCTGCTTTAGTCAAGGATTCGTCCAACTCGTCTTCTTCGTCATCCTTTTTCTTGTCAGACATTTCAGAATACATAGCTTGTAGCTTCTCTTTATCCATGTCTTTCATAGCGTTGACCATTGCCTTGATTCGCTTCATTTTTCCAGGTTTCTCTTCTTCTGAGTCTTCTGCCTCTGAAACTTTTTTCAACTTAGGTTGCTTTTCAGGTGATGATTCACCTTTCTGTTGTGCATCACCAGAAACTTCTTTAGTTCCTTTCTCAGCACTCTTAACAGATGCAACAGCTTTGTCAACAGGATTTTCTTCTGGTTTGACGACTTCACCTTTCCCGCCTTCGATTTTCTCGGCGTCTGATGAACCTTGCTTAACAGGTTTCGAGTCACCCTTTACTGCTTTAGAATCTGGCTGAAGAGCCTCTTCTATCGCTTGTTCTAGGTTTTTTTCTAAATCTGCCATTGTTTTCTCCTGTTTGAGTAATAACTCTTTTATTTATATGTTAAATGTTCTCAACGAACTTTTTCCATAGATTTAGTTTGGTTTCTTCAAGTTTGTTTAACTTTGCAGTGCGTAATTCGTCTTGCATTGCTTCCATTTCTCTCGCTTTTAGAATACCATTCTCCATAACCCACTCAACTCCTTCCATGATGCCTTCTACGAAAGCTTCAGGAGCAGAAGGGTCTGCAACGATATCAGCGGCAGTTGCCAACTGAAAATCGTCTTTAACTACTTGAGCACCACCTTTTTGTTCTAGGGAACCTAGACCTCTAGATGATACACCAAGTTTTGCACCATCATCAAGTAAGTTTCTTACAATTTGACCGTTTGGTGTTGTTAAAATCTTTGCTCTTCCCACATAGTTAGAACCATCTTCGTCTAACTTAGTAATCATGTGAGATACTTTGTCTAAATTAATTGTTGGACCTTCTGGATGTCCTAATTCACCGAATGCTCTATCTTTCTCTACAAACTCTTTGACATATCGGTCAACTTCTTTTTTCATAACTTCTTTAGGGTATACACGACCATTTCTATTTTTCAAGTCTGCTTGCAAGAAGATACCTTCGATAAAGTAATCTTTACCACCCTTTTCGTTTTGTTCAACGATGACTGGTGTAATTGCGTAATCTACAAATTCAGATATTAGTTTCATTTATAACTCCTAGTATTTCTTCTGCTGATATGTTTTCTTCACCCATTTGCATAATTACTTTTTTAATATTCTTCATATCTTTTTGTGCAAGTTTCATGTTTTTGTATGGGTCGCCCATAAGCATTCCATCGATATACACATGAACTTTGCCTCTTTTATCTTCCCCAAATCGTATATCTAAAGTTCTTCCTCCGACTTTCTGTACTTCTTTCTTGACCTCTTTCTGGTCTTTAGGAAGTTTGAATTTCGCCTCGTTTAACTCAGTCGTTATCTGCGTCCAAGACTTCTTCATTGCCGTTTCCTTGTGCCCAATCTACAGACATTTCAACTCGTTTCATGTCTACTTTCTCAGCAGCCTTTTGTTTGATACCATCAAAGATTGAATCTTTGGCATCTGTTAACTGACCTGCTTCTATTTGGTCTACTATATTTTTAGCTATGTCGTTCATTAGAACTCTCCTTCATTATCCATGTCTTCTTCACCCCCGCCATCGGCGTCAATTTCACTTTGGATTCTTTCTATATCATCCTCAGTTTGATGAAGAATATACTTCTTAACATACTCCTTAGAGAAGTATTGTCCAACATATGATTCTGCCTGTGAGAGAATATCAAGTCTTTCTCTGATAATCTCTTGCTCTTTCAACTCTGTAAAGTGGTTGTCTGTAGCAAAATCATAATGTATAAAATCTTTCATCATATCAAACTCTTCGCCTGATACAATATTTTTAAGAACTAATTGTGTTCTTAATAAATCAGTAAAGACTCTTGCAAACTTCATTTGAAGTCTCTTAGTGAACTTATTAAATTTAAGTTCATCTCTACTGATTTCTGATGCCCTACCCATGTTGAAACCGTTATCTGCTTCAAGTCTAGAAATAGGTACATTCAATGACCTGTAAAGTTTCTTTCTGAAATATTCTATATCTTCTATCTCAGAAAGATTCTGACCACCTGGTAAAGTCGTAATCTCTGTTCCTCGACCACCTTCTCTTCTTGGTAACCAGAAGTCTTCTAGCATTGACATATGGCGTCTATCGTCTTTTATTTCGCCTGTGTCAGCATTATAAACAAGTTTATTTCTATACTTGTTCATAGTATCAGCAAGGTATTGTTCCGCCTTGACTTTCGGAAGGTTACCAACATCAATATAGAAGATTCTTCTTTCTGGTGCTCTTGATATACGATAGATTACAAGAGCATCTTCCATCATTGATAACTGATTTGCAGTCTTCAATGCTTTATGTAGATAACCAATGACTACATTCTTAGTGTAGTCTAACATACCAGAAGTCGTATAACTTACTGCCTCTGGTGCGATTCTAGCAGTGTTTCCTTCTGAAGCACTGCCTTTATCAAAACCTTTATCGTTGAAGACATAAAACTCTTCAACTTTCTTTATTACATCAATTTTTGTTTTTGGGTCTTTATCTTTTTCAACATTTCTAACCTTTTTAATTTTTAAAGGGTCAATGTTTCTGATATCGACCATACCCGCTTGTGGTCTTTTAGAATCTACTACTTTATGAAAGTAAATTCTACCATCGACATACCATTTTCTGAATAGTTCATGAGAGTTCAGATTGAACTTCATTAAAGATAGGATTGTTTTAAACTCACTATGCATCTTATCTTTGATGCTGTCTGAGAGTTCTACATCTCTTAAATCGAGTGATACAATTCTATCTTGGGTATCTGAAACTATACATTCATTTACTATATCATCGATAGCAATATCACATTCTGGTACAAGAGATGTTTCACGGTATCTTCTAATGAGAGCGACCTCATTTTTGATACCGCCTTCCATATCGACATAAGAACCGTATGCCCCACCCGATATGAAACCACCTGGTGTCTGTTGAATGACAGGAGTTCCGTCATCTTCGACAGGTGCTACAAAAGACCTCGCCGAGGTCTTCTGTACATCTTTTCCTCGTAATTCTTCTTTCTTACGAGTTATTTCAAACCCAAAAATTTCCATAATAATATTTATAACACCCTAAATGGGGTATTATTCACTAATTTTTTAAAGGACTCTTTCCCAATGCGAGTACTGGAATTCAACATCAAATGTCTCCAATGCATCAACTGTTTCGTAAGATAAGTCAATTGCACCAATGTTGGTTGGAAACATGTTAAAAAACTCGTATCTCGCCAGAACAGAATCATCTTTATTTAATTGTTCGACAAACGCTCTGTCTACTAGATAGTCTAGTGATGTCATACCTTCGCCACTGTCAAGTTCTTGTATATCAGTTTGCCATGATTCAAGAGCAGTTCTTGCTGAAAATTCAACATCGTTAATTATAGTCACATTCCAAGGTTCAAATGTTCTGTCTCCTGCGAGTTTCAGAACATGACCTCTGAATTGTTGTTCTACAACACCTATCTGAGCAGCAGGTATTTGTGCTGACTGACATAAGAATTCAATCTTATTACCAGACCTTGGTATGAAAACTCTAAAACGGTTAGCTCTTGGGCCGCCGCCTATAAGTTGTGCTTTAAATTGGTCTATAGTTGCCATTTATTACTCCTTAAACTGCTCCGTAGATTTCTTCGAACTCGACACCGCTTCTAGCAGCAACGAAGTTCAATGTTATAAAGTTAATTGATTTAGCAGGTTTCACAAAGATAGAACATACAAATTCATTTCTATCTATAACTGTATCAGTGTTGTTTGTTTCGTCACAAACTACTGAGAAATCTACTACACCTCTTCTGTTTTTAACATCTCTTAGGAAAGGTTCAACACTTGCACGGAACTGAGCTCTTGTGAATGCATCATTGAATTCAAAGAGTTGTGCCTTAGCAGCAGTTGCGATTGCCTTTTCTAATACGATGAATAGTCTTCGAACATTGATTCTATCGAATGCTGAAGGACTACTTAATGCAGTCTTATCACCAAATAGTACAGTACCCTGTCCTGGGAATGTCACTATTGGGTTAATTCTTGCACGGTATAAATCATCTCTACTTGCTTGTTTTGGATTGAAAGCAAGTTTAGTAATACCTAGGTATTGTCCTCTAGAGAAACCTGCAGGTGAGAACCAAGGGTCTCTTAATAGGTCACTTCTTGCCATAATACCGGCAGTGTGTCCGTTACCTGGAATCCAGCAGTACTTGTCGTTGTATCTATCGTACTGATAAATCCAACCTGAATCTAATACTGCGTAAGAAGATGATGTGACTGATGCGTAATCATCAATAACATTTGTCTTCTGAGTTGATTCTGAGGTTTGTCCTACAACTGATTCTCTCATTGGAGATGCAACAATCATACAATCTTTTCTATGTTCTGCAATTGCGATAGCACCATTTACTATGGTGTTATGAGCAGTTCTTAGATTTGATGTGTTTGTCTCATCTGAACCTGAACCATCGTCTACTCTAGTTGAACCTACGATGATGAATGAGATATCTGATGTTTCTCCATCTTTGAAGAACTCTTCCCATGTTGATACTTTGTCTGATGCGACTGGTGAACGACCTGAAGCACCACCTGAAAGTGATGAGTTAACTGGTAATGCAGGTCTAGCAAAAGCAGTTCCTGATGCTTGTGCTAAAGTTCTGTTTTCAGATACACTTGCCAACATAGTTGTTTCGTGACCTGACCAGTAAATATAACTTGAATTTCTTTCGATTACATTTTTGTAATAATTGTTGTTTCCTGATGAATCTTTAGCATCTGATGCGAGTGATACGAAACCATATGTTTCGAGAACTTTACCCTCTGTACCTGTGAACTCGCCATCTTCGTCTATTACTACTACATGAATCTCATCATTTGATGCCCCAGCGGCAACAGCGCCTGCTGATGAACCTGGTGCTTTATCAAATAATGCATAATGTTCCCAATATCTATCGACTTGAACATTATCTGCAACAGCAACTTGAAGACCTGCTGATACTTCATCTACAACTGCGAAAGTTAGTGTGTTTGTTCCTGAATTTATAGCAGAGATTTTATAGAATGAATCATGTCCTGAGAACTTAATTAAGTCCCCAACTCCAAAAGCACTTGCATCGTCAACGACTACAGCAGTATCGCCGGCGGAATAACCTGCACCGTTATTAACTGCGGATGCATTGTCATTAAAATATGCGTTTGAAGATGCACAAACTGAAACTTTAAGTGAATTACCTAAAGCGCCTGGGAATCTTGATATCCAAGACCCTACAGTTCCTGCACTTGAACCATCTTTAAAATCATTTACATATGAATCGGAATTTTTAAGTATTGTTGATGTATTCCCACTAGCGTTTGCACTGTAGCAACCTGTAGTGTGAAGTCTAACTATGTCTAATGAAGACCCATATCTTAAAAAAGATTCTGCTGAATAAAAGTCTTCAGCCCCAGCGTCTGAGTCTGCTGGTCTGTAGAACTCATCAACTAATTGTTGTCCGTCTGAAACTGTTTTTACTTCATCAACAGGGCCCCATTGAAACATACCAGCGAATGCACCCCTTGTTGAGGATACTGCCGGAACAACATTCGAAAGGTCAATTTCGCTGACCTGAACGCCTGGTGAAACTTGAAATGCCATACTTTTCTCCTGTTAATGTAAAAGTTGTTTACTAACTTATTTATAAGTTTATTTATTCTAACAACTCATTTATCTACAAACCATCTGTCTCCACCAGAAACAAATGATTCTATTTCTTCTTGTTCTCCGAATACACCTGGTGGCAACATATCGTCTTCAATTAACTTCTGTTGTTCTGCATACAATAAGTTTTTAACCTGTGTATCGGTCAAGTTTACAAAATAATCAGTTGTCACAAACCACGAAAATAAGATACAATTCATTACCATGTCATCATGATAACCTCTATCTGCTTCAAAAGATGAACCTTTATTCACAAAAGTCATCAATTCAGTTATCGTTGCACGGTCTATTATAGCTAATCTATTCTCTTCTAATAACTCTTTTAGTGTTGAACAACCTATTCTTTTGATTTTTCTACTCATGGTAATACCGATATCACTAGATTTCGTCATACCTTGTACAAAGACATTTGGATATTCTATGTCATAATGCAACTGAGTAGCGACCATAGAACCTTCTGCATTGTTTTCAATTATAACTAATGCATCGTTATAAGGTCTTACATACTTATTTATAATATCCGGAAACAGCATAGGGCTTATCATGTTATCTCTATATGTTGCGACTTGTTTGAAAGGTTTAGTAGTCACATCGAAGATACTAAAGGTCGAATAGTCCATACCTCTGCCTTGCGATACATCGACTGTACAGACATAATTGTGGTCTTTTACAGGTCTCTGATAGACATTAAGATTGTCTTTATGCCAATCAGGTTCCCATGCTTTCAAACCTAATAAGGTGTCTGCATTAATCAGTGTATTACCTGTTCCTAAGAAACTATTACCATACTCTTGTTCGAATTGTGCTTCTGAGGTGTTTGCAATAGTCATCTCTTTCCATTCGTCATCACGACCTGGAACATCAAACCAATTAATTAAAAAACTTTTATATTCAGATTGCCCATGAACTGCTGATTCATATATCTTATGAAACATATTACCCACACCATTTGCAGTAGATGTGATAATAACCTTAGAATCTTTACCAGATGTGATTACAGGATATGTCGCAGTATAGAATGTTTCAGCATCTTCTACGAAAGCAAACTCATCGAGGTACAACATGTTAATTGACATACCACGAATAGATGATGAAGATGTAGCGGCGGCGACTATCTTACTATCGTTTCCGAATTCGATATTACCTTTGTTAAGTATCTTAACACCTGGTTGTAAAAAGAAAGGTACTGTTTCTAACATAGTCACAATACGAGATATCATCTCTCTTGCGATTGCACCTTTGTTAGCGAGAATCGCTACAGTGACTTCTGGTGTAAACAGTAGATACCATAATAGATATGCACATGATGTTATTGATTTACCTGACTGACGAGCGGCGAGAACAACACTAAATCTGTTATCATTATAATGATTGATTAGATTTTCTTGATACCCACGAAGATTGAAAGGCACTAAACCTTCATCAAGTGAGATAATCTGAGTATACTTTTCTATGAAATAACAAGGGTTTTCAGAACACTGCTGATATTCTATTAGTTCTTCTTCTGTATATGAGGTTTCTACACCCGCTCTTTTGACCAGGTTGTTTCCTAGATAACCTTCATTTTTAGGTTGTACCATGTCTTAACCCCCAATGAGATATCGGTAAGTGATTAGATACTTCATACTTATCATCAAAAGATAATATCCAACCTAGATAATTCTCATGTTTCATATACTCTAAATCTTTTATATGACCTTTCCATATAACCTTTTTCTCATATATCTTGTTTTTGTATATAGAGTTATTTGTTAAATCACCGTAGTAATCTTGTAAAAATTTTTTAGAATACTGACCATGTGATTGTAATTCTATGTCTGCCCATTCTGTTATAGATTCTCCGCTTATACTTGACAACTCAACAGTATTAGGGTATAACTTATCTACAAAATTATTCTTCTTTGCGTATTCTACTAAATCTAATATATGACCAACTTCGAGTTCTTTATCTCCTTCTTTATAGAAGTTTTTAAGAAATCTCTTTTCATTCCAAAACTCTGATGTTAACCATTCATGCAAATAGATATCACACTCTGGTAATTCTGTTTCTAATAAATCTGCATGTATATACTCTACAGTATCGCCTAGTATCTCTTTCATTCTATGAATGAGTCTGCCTCTTCTTTCTAAGGCATATACTTTTTTAGCACCGTATTTAACTGCAAGATAACATAGTATACCTGAACCTGCACCCAAATCTATTACTATCTTATCTTTAACATTCTCAGATATCCAATTTTCGTATGCGGTGTTTCTCTGAGAATCGGTAAAACAATATGCAGTTTTAAAGAATCTTAGTAGTTCTTCATTCTTTAACATTCTTTTTTTTCAAAAACTTCTGTAGTTCAGAAGTTGAACCAACATATAAATGATTATGTTGAGTTCCCACTTTTTGTTCTTCGCCCTCTAATTTCTTTAATTTACTTTGTAAGTCTATGAGTTTCTCTGCTGTTTCTCCAACCGTCTTAATAAGTTGTCCTGCAACTTCATAGGCTCTCGGGTGTTCTGTTTCTTTGGATAGTTCTAAGATTCCATCGATTGCATCTTGCCCTCGTTCTACGAGATTATAGAGATTCTCCCTAGCATATCGATAGTCTGTTTCGATGTTTTCGCCTCTTTCAGGCAACTTGACTACTTCTGTTTTTTGTTTGATATCAGTTTCGATATCCAATAATTCATCAAGTTTTGTATCTATTTCGTTTGCCATAATTAACTGTTATTTTCTTCACTGTAGTCGAATACTGATTCATCTTGATAGAAAGTGACATTCTCTGCTACTACGAAACTATCACCTGGGTCTACTGAACCAACAAATTTGAGTGTAGTATTATTAGGTATAGTTATAGCACTACTCAATGTTAGTGATAATCTATTCTCAGGTATACTACTAATCGTTGGATTAGGTGTCACACCTGTGTTAAATACTTCATCTCCTTCGCTTATCTTACTATTTATTGCAGTATCAAAGGTGACTGTTGTAGAGTTATCAACTGCATTAGCAAGAGCATCAAAAGCAGGTTCATAGTGTTTAACTTCTTTTACTAGACCTGCATTATTAATTTGTGTTGATGTGAATGCACCGTTTCCAGCAGAAACATAATCTCTCTCAACAACATTCTTAATAAGATTACCTGTGTAGATTGGTCCAAAGAAGTATGTCTTCATTTGAAAATCTAAAGTGTATTCTATAATTCTTCTATCTTCAAACCCACCTTCGTAATCGTCTGACATAGAAACTGATTGTAAAACTACAGGTACATCTCTATGGTCAGGCATATTATCTACAATTTTCATTGTGACTGTATATTCAGGTTGAAAATAAGGTAAAATTTGTTCGACTATCTGCAATGCCTCATTCATATTCTTTGTGAGGATTGATAGTGTAAAGTTTAAATTGTATGGTGCAGGTGCGTA